GTGTTGGCTACGCCGCAGATTTTTCTGGCAAAACGATTTTGAGAATGGTGTCGTCGGTGTCGTAAGTTTCTCACCGATCTCTGGATCAGATACGTCGATTTAATCAGTAAAATAATTGAATTTACAATGAAAACCGCGTGGACAATCAAACATTGTGACGATACAATGAGATAGGCGAGTGAAGAACAAAAACAACTGAGGGGTTTCAAGCTGATGCGATACATTACGAGCCAACTAGAGCGAATTGAATCAATCGTCCATGAAAAGCAGGAAGCCAAAGATTACGAGGTTTCGATCGTCGTGCTGACTGTGGACGGCGAAGAAATTGCCTTGGTGATCGACGGTCATCACAGCCACGAAGCTGCCAAGCGGGACGGCGTCGAGCCAGCGTACAAAGATGTGACTGACGACTACGCACGCGAAATCAATCACCTTGGCGGCAACGGATTTTGCGACGCGCATAACTGCGGCGAAGGCTGGTGGGAAATCAACACGGGAAAGGCGGCTTGGTAATGAGAGGCGGCAGGCGAGCTGGGTCCGGTCGCAAGGCCGGGCCAGACGGGCCGAAAGGCAATGTCACGTTGTGGCTGACGGCTGACGTTTCAGAGTATCTGAAAACATTCGACAGCGAGCGAAGTGCGAAAGTGGACGCGGCAATCAGGCGGACAAAAGAATTCAAACTCTGGAAAAAGGATACCTCTCGTGGCAAGGTCATCATCAGTTGTGGGAAGACGGACGGCGGCTCGTGAATCATTTGCGAACGCTGCGGAAACGATCGGGGAATGCACGGCGGGAATTTCCCTCTTCGCAATCACGCGGGGTCAGTGGTCGATGATCGACGCTGTTCTTCACTGCTTGGATCAGGTTGGGCGGTCTAAGGTCAGTCTCTGGACTTGGACGGTCGCAGAATACGAAGTGCAGGTGCTGACGCGGCTTAGAATCGATGAGCGAATCACTGAGGGCCGGCTGGTGATCGATCACGGGGCGCGGGTCAAGAACTCGGCGATTATAGCAGACTGGAAGAATCAGTTCGGCGCCGGCTCTGTGCGCTACGTAATCAATCACGCTAAGATCGCGACTGTCGAGTCAGCAAGCGGCTTGCGGTTTCTTCTGCGGGGTTCAATGAATCTGAACTACAACCCGCGTTTTGAACAGTTTGACATTTCCGAAGGCGGGCCGGAGTTTGATTTGGTTCGGGAGATCGAAGACGAGCTGCCAACGCTCGGCGATAACTGCAGCGGGGCGGAAGTCTACGCGGCATCAAAAATGGAAAACGCTTTTGCGCCAGAGCAGCTGACACTTTTTAACACGGTGAAAACTTGGAAGCCCCAGCCAAAATAGAACTTGAAACGATTCGGCAGCTGATCTTCGTCGACAATCCAGCGGCGCGGGTCGTCGATGTTGAGCAGTACGGACACCAGCTTTTGTGTTACATCGAGGCTTCGGAATCGATTTTGAATCTCGGGACAATAACGGCGCATCCCCGGACGGCGGCGCCGATGGAAAATCCATATTTGAAAGTCAGGGTCTCGTCGCTGGCGTCAATGAACAGGATCAAGCGGCTGCGGCGTTTGGATACGGTTTGGACGGCGGTTAGGGTGTATTTGGAGACTTTCGAAAAGGCGGCGCGGGGTGACTGATCAGTCGGCGAATCTTGGGAAGTGGGTCGTTTCGCCAGAAGATCGCGCGGCGATGCTGAGGCGGCAGATTGAGATTGCAAAGGGGTTCGACGATGACGCGGGGCCAAAGGAACAGATCGCGGCATTTAAGGCGGTTTTGGCTGCGGACTCGCAGAACGATCGGGAGTTGCTGAGCGGTATTCGGGAGCAAAAAAAGGCGGATCATGCTCGGCTGATTGAGCTGGGGCCGGTGACGGAGACAACACTTGAAGACCACAGAGCTGTCAGATTTGCCCGAATTGCTGCAGCTATGCGAGAATGAGGCAGATTTTGCGGAATACGATCAGCTTGAAGACGAAGTTTTGTTGCGTGGGGTCGGGGAACAGGCAGGGAATCACGGAGAAGAAGCGGAGGCGGCTGGCGGCAGTCTTTCGCTGGTCGCCACAAATCAGGAGTCGGCAGCCTACACGCTGGGGATTGATGCTAGGACGCTTCAGCGCTGGATCAAGCGTGGCTGCCCCGGTCGGCCTCGCAATTATGTTTTGCGGGATATTATTGGTTGGGCTCGGGAAAATGCTTGGTCCGAAGAAGCGGTTTTGATTGAAGGGGCGACGGGCGAAGAAAGCGACATCAAAACTCAGTATTTGCGGGCGCGTGTGGAGAAACTGAATCGGGAAAACGTTTTGGCTGATTTTAAGATTGATCAGCAGTCGGAGTATTTGGTTTCTGTCGATGAGGTTTCTGCGCTGCTGACTGAGCAAGCTAATATATTCCGCGGCGGGTTGGAAAAATTAGAGCGCAGTCATGGTCGGGACGCTTTGGACTTGGTTTTGGAACTGATCGAGGAACTGGAAGCAGTTGATTTCATTCGTACCACATAGCGATCGGGCGCGGCGATTGGTTCGCGCGTTTTGGTCGGCTTCGCGGCCGTCACGGTTGCGGTCTATTGGTGATTGGGCTGAGGACGAGCTGCGTCTGCCTTCTGGTCCTTTGGAGGGTCGTCGATATCGGATTGATCGACTGCCGTACGCGCGGCTGTTGCTCGGTGAGCTGGGGAAGTGGCGGCGGCATGTGATTACGGGCCCGACGCAAAGCGGAAAGAGCCTTCACGCTTTTGCGTTCCTTATCTTGTATTACCTTTTTGAGGTTAAGGAGGACGTGATCGTCGGGATTCCGGACTTGGGCATGGCTGCCGCAAAATGGAAGAAGGACATCAGGCCGCTGATTGAGCGCAGCCAATACAATCAGCTTTTGCCAGTGCGCGGATCTGGATCGCACGGCGGGGATCCGACGTTGGTGTTGTTTCGCAACGGAAAGAGTTTGCAGTTCATGGGCGGCGGTGGCTCGGACAAGCAGCGAGCATCTTCGACCGCGAAAATTCTCGTGATCACGGAGACCGATGGGCTTGACGAAGTTTCCGAGACATCAAAGGAAGGTCAGAACAAAGTCGATCAGCTTGAAGGCCGAATAAGGTCGCACGGGTTGGAAGGCCGGGCCTTTATGGAATGTACGGTCAGTAAAAAGACAGGCCGGACGTGGAAAGAATTTTCAGCTGGAACGGCATCGCGCATCGCCTGCCGGTGTCCGCATTGTCAAGCGTGGGTCAGTCCCGAGCGCGAGCATTTGGTGGGCTGGGACACTGCCGCGTCAAAGATTGAGGCCGGCGACTTAGCTTCGTTTAGCTGTCCCGACTGCGCGGAGCTGCTGACGGAAGATCACCGGAGCGAAATGAATCGGGAAGCGGTGTTGGTGCATCGCGGGCAGGAAATTAGGCCGGATGGCACGGTGGCCGGAGAGCCTCCGAAGACAGATACGCTCGGTTTCCGGTGGTCGGCTTTTCACAATCTGTTGAGCCCGGTGGCGTTGCTTGGGATGGAAGAGTGGCAGGCCTCACGGTCAGACGATCCGGCGGCGGCGGACGTTGTGTTGAAGCAACAAGTTTGGTGTTTGCCTTCCGATACCGACGAAGTTGAAAAGGTGCCGCTGTCGATTGGGATCGTGCGAGGGTCAGCGACCGGATACGAGGGGCGGTGCAATCGGCGCGAGAAGTGGGTGCTGCCGGACTGGTCGCAGTACGTTACAGCTCACGTGGACGTGGGTTTGCGCGTGCTCAATTGGTCGGTCAACGCTCACGGGCCGCACGGGATTAGGGACGTGATTGCGTACGGGGCGACAGCCACAGAGCAGCCGGACATGATTGGGCCGGAGGAAGCAATTCTCGGAGGTCTGCATCGAGTCCGTGAAGTGATCGAGCAAAACTGCGATCTGTCTTTGGCGTTGGTTGACTGCGGATATCAGGGAAACGCGAAGTCGAAGAATCCTCGGCTGGTGGTTTACGAGTTTATTCTGTCAGCAGGTCCACACTGGCGGCCAGCGATGGGGCTGTCCCTGTGGTCTCGAAAGCCCAAGACGGAAGATTTTGAGCCTTCGCTCACGGGAGCGCCGTGGTATTTTTCAAAGCAGAAGTATTTGAAGCAGACTCTGCGCGTCGTGGACTTTAGCCCAGGGCACTTTAAACATTTGTCCCATGGATCCTATTTGATTCATCCCCTTGCCGCGGATTACAGCAGAAACAAGGGATCTGTGACCATGTTTGGAGGCGATCCAAAGGGCCACAATGAATTCGCCACACAACTCAACAACGAACGTTTCGAGGTTGATCACAAGACCGGCAAAAGCGAGTGGAAGCGGCACGGCCACAACCACTTTTTCGACACGGACGTTGGCAACATCGTAGCGCGGTCGGTGTTGGAAAGCGTGGCGATGAACAAGACACAGACGAAAAAACGGCGTGAAACACAGATCAAAGTTTAACGGAGAATTTAATGGAAAAAACAACAAGAAGTGGCGCTGGAAGGCCCGTTGGATCAAAGACCGAGGACCGTCCCGTCGTGACAACGATTTTAACTCGTTGCCTCAAATGTGATTCGACGGATCGGGTTCCATACAGAGCGAAAAACACAATCGAAGGCTTTGGAATTGCTCCAGACGGCAAGCCCTACACTGCAGTGCATTTGAGGCCGACGAAGTGCAATTCCTGCGGACAGTGCAGGATCGATCGGGAGTACGAATACAGCCGTGAAATAGGCAAAGCCATTTAACACACTTACGCCAGCAAGTCGGCGACGTAATTCTTTGGGCATGGCGACCGAGACACTATACGAACAACGCGCGCGATTGATAGCACTGCTGGCTAGCGGCGTTCGCTCGGATTCGCACGATGGTTCCGCCACTACGTTTAATTCGCCGGATGATATTCGGCTGCAAATAATAAAACTGGATCGAGAAATGGGCTACAAAAAGCCCCGTTCTCGATTTAATACCGCACGAATGGGGAGGCGCTAATGAGTAGCGTTGCCGCACCCGTTGGGGATGCCACCTATCAGGCGTTGAACTCCAAAAACAGGCGTAGATCGACGACGACGCGAGTCGTACTCGAAGACCGTTTGCTGACTGATAGGCGTCGTGAGTCGCTTGCGGCTAACGCACTGGATGTCTGGCGCAATATGGGTCTGATGGCGTGGGCAATTCGCCGCACGCTGGACTATTGCTGCCTGTGGGATTTTCAGCCACGGACTAATGATCGTGGTTTAAATGACGCTCTTAAACAGCTCATGGCACGAGACACTGAGCCCGACGCAATTGACACGTTCGGGCGGATGGACTGGGACGATATGCGGCGCGTGGCAGAAGCGCAAAAACTGTTGGCCGGCGATGCGTTCTTTGTGAAACTGAATGACGGAACTCTTCAGATGATCGAAGGCACATACTGTGCGAATCCGACAAGCAGGCGCAACCGCAACGAAAAATGGATCAACGGCGCGAAGCTTCGCGGCGGTCGCGTCGTCGCGTGGAATTTTTCCGAAGAAGACCCTATTTCAGGTCAGCGGACGGACAGGGTAATCGGCTCGAAAAACATTTGGCAGCATTGCCAATTTGAGGGCAGACCAAATCAGATTCGACCACAGTCTCCGATTGTCGCGGCAATCAATGAATTCCGCGACCTTGACGAAACGTTTGACCACATGCGAGCGAAGGTCAAACTGGATCAATTGTTCGGCATAGCGTTCGCGAGGAATGAAGCGGCCGACGCATTTGACGAGTTTGACACGACCACAACAGAGCAGCAAGAAGGATCCGCCCGAGTTGTGGATTTCGGCGATGGACCAGCGGTTCTGGATCTGGATGTCGGCGAAACTGTTACTTCAGTGCAGTCCGGGAACCCCGCACAAAACACTCAGGAATTTCTCAAGCTGTGCGCTCAAGTTGCTTTGAAGTCCCTTGATTTGCCGTACAACTTTTTTGACGAAGCTCACACTAACTTCTTCGGGTCGCGTGCGGCGTGGTTGCTGTTTGAACGTGCCTGTTATGCGAGACGAAAAACGCAGGATCGCCTTCACCGGAAGATGGCTTTCAGCAGATTTTACAGATGGTGCGTTCCGGTGGACATGGGCGGCACCGGGGAAATCTCACTGCCTAATGCGATGCAGGTTAATGACATTCCCTTCCGGTGGGTACCGCGCGGCGTCGCGTGGTGGAAACCGCAGGAAGAGCTTGACACGGCACTGAGATCAGTAGCAGCTGGCCTCAAGTCAATGCAGGATGTCTGTGATGAGCACGGCTTTGGCGATTACGTTGATAACGTCCGCGAAATTCAGAAAGAACGTGACGAACTTTCTGAATTGGGATTCGTCCAAAAATGGAGCCAGCAAGCGATGGTTTATCTAGCAGATGCAACCGCAGCTGCTGGATTAGATCCTCAGATGGTCGCTGACACATCGCCCGCAATTTACAGCGAAGACACAGCAGGCGTAGAATTAGCAACTCAGCAAGTGGCGAGCTAACAATGCACACATTGACAACACCACCGCAGTCGGGATTGTTTCGAACTTCGACCGTGAGCGCACCTCCCGTCCGCGTAGATCGCACGGCGCGCGTGATTTTCGGCGCATCATTGATGCAGATCGGCGATCTGGGAGAAGGCGATTCACGACACTGGACAGTAACACAGGACAGCCTACAGCAGGCTTACACTTTTGCCACTCGCGGAAACAACGGGCTTAAAGCACGATTCACGCACCCGAACATGAGTTCCGACGGGATGGGGAGTTATCTCGGACGCTGGAAGAATTTCAAGCTGGACAATGGAACGCTGCGGGCTGATCTACACATCGCCGACGCTGCTTTTAAATCTCCGCAAGGTGATCTGGGAACGTACGTGATGGACATGGCCGAAAACGACCCGGATATGTTTGGGGTAAGTCTCGCGACTGAACTGGACATGAGCAGCCTGATGGACTTTGAAAACAAATCGGAGACATCTGGAAGCCTTGACCGTTGGCCCATGCGTTTCACCGTGATCCGGGCCGGTGATGTCGTCGATGAGCCAGCGGCAACCCGTGGCGGAATGTTTAGTTTGTCGGAGCCGGATCTCCGAAATTTACCAGCACAGGCCACTGCTTTGCTGTCAACATATTTTGGCGATGCGTCTCCCGCTGTGGTCCGGGCTCGCATTGATGGATTTTTGACCAAGTATTTTGCCAACCAAGGAGCATCTATGCCAGACGCGGCAACACCATCGGCCACAGAAGCCGAACCAGAAACCCTGCCGGGCGATGCTGTTCCGGCAGAAGACACAGCGGCAATTGACCCCGTGGCTGAGCCAGACGGGGTGCCTCAAGCACAGGTTGTGAAATTCGGAACTGAAGATCTCGGCGAATATATGCAGACGTTTGGAGACGCGGAGGGCGCTCGAATGTTCCGTGACAAACTGCCGTTTCAGGCTGCTTTGCTGCAGCATTTGAAGTCCGTCAAAGGGCTTAATCAGGATCTGTCTGCGGAACTGGCACAGGTTAAATCAGCCTATGCCGCTCTGTCGAAAGAGAACGCCGGCGAGCAAACACCGGTGAACATTGCGGGTGAAGGTGGTCGGAAGTCATTGTCAGAAGCATTCCGGGCGAATAAGCCCACACGCTGATCGGCGCGGAGCAGTCCGCATAACTGCCACACAAAAAAACATCGTCTCCGTTGCCGGAGGCCGGTTCCCTGAATAGCTATCAGGCCCGGCGTTCTCCGGCGGCAGAGTTTTAATTCTTGTAAAAGTACGGCAACGGAGCATTCGAAAGGAATGCTCTCATGGCTGATACGTTGACCACCTTGGCAGAGTTGATTTTGTTCAATTCGAACGATGTCAATCCTGCGGAAATGACGAACATTTTAAACGCAGCGCCAGTATTGGCGGCGCTCAATGCAATGCCGTCCAGCAACGGCACGCTGCACAAGTTCAACATCGAGACCGGAGCGCCGACGGTTGGTTTCCGTGCTCTTAACGATGGTGCTGATTACACGGCAGGCAGTAGCACGCAGACGAGCGTGACGTTGAAATACCTCGATGCGAAAGTCATCGAAGACCGGGCTGAGTGTTTGGCATTTAATGCCGGCGAAGAGGCGTGGATGGATCGGCGAACGTCGCGCCAACTGCGTCAAGCTTTGTTTATTTTTGAACGCCAGGTCTTTTACGGCACCGTGAGCCCTGGTAACTCCGGCGGCTTTTCAGGTCTCGCAAACGATACCAATTACGACGGCGCTTCAGACGCGCTTGTCGTCAATGCCGCTGGCTCGACCGCCACAACTGGTTCTTCGGTGTGGCTGATTGCAAGCACGCCAGACGACGCTGCGATGTCGCTTGTGGGTGCTGGCGATCCGATGGTCAACGGTGGTATGAACATCAACTTCACGATCGGTCAGACGTTTCAGTCAATCGTGCAAGGTGCCAATAGCAAGTCGATGGTCGCGAACGTCCGCGATGCCGGCGCGCATTTGGGGATTCAGGTCGGCAGTAAACACGCGATCGTCCGAATTGCGAATCTGACCGCAGATTCCGGCAAGGGGCTGACTGATGCCCTGATGGAAACGGCGATGGCCTTGTTTCCTTCGTCGATGCAACCTACCGCTATTGCGATGTCGCGTCGTAGTCGCGCTCAGCTCCGCAAGAGCCGGACGACCTACAGCCCGACCGGATCACCGGCACCAAATCCGATCGACTTTGACGGGGTGCCTTTGATTGTGACTGACAGCATCGCGGACACAGAAACGCTTTTGGTGTGACAATCGTTTTTTAACTGGAGAAGACAATGGTTTCACCGCTCACCGGAGCCAGAACCGCAGCACATGCCGCTCGGCGCTTCTTGCGTGGTGAAACCGTTGTTCTGACCAACAGTGCGGCAACCACAGTTGCGACGATTACTGATGCGATCGTCACAATTGATCCGGCAACTGCTGGTGATTTCGGTGATGGACCGGCGCAGCATCAAGCCATTTTGAGGCTTGATGAAGCTCGATACAACGACGCTTTGAATAGTTTGACTGTGCTGGTTCGTGGCATGGTTTGGCAAATCGTGAGCGTCGGACAAGTCGAACTGGGACGATTTCGAGTTGAGCTAAGACGAACCGAGGGTCACGCAACGAATCTCACGGACTTCAGTGGAAAGCAAGCAACTTGGAACTGAGCGACATGAACCCGATTGATCTGGTGCGGGCGTTTTTAGATTTCTTTAAGGGTCAGCCATTTTCAAACGTGGTCGCTCTTCTGCAGCTCGGTCTTCTGAGCGGTGCTGTGTGGTTAGCGGTGTTTAAGTTAGTGCCGGCGGAACGGCAGGCGATTCTAGACGGAATGCAGCAACAGGAAGCACAGCAAACGAAGCAGATTGATTCGATCACGCATTCCTTTGAGCGGGCTTTGGACAGGATTGATCAGATGCAAGGAAGTGAAATCAAAACAGGAACTGCCGATCTGGTGGGGCAGTGACGACAGTCGAAGAGCTGATTGAAGGACTGGAATCGAAGCTGGCCTATGTCGTCGCAGATCAGGCGGCGTGGTTGGCCGGAAAGTTCAGGAGCAAGACGCCAGCGAATTTGACAAGAACGAGGTCCGGAATTTATTACCAAACGACGGCATTGACAGCCTATGTGGGAATCCGATTTGCCGTCCGATATGCAGGCCAGACGCAAACAGGTCAACGATTTGAACGACAGTGGAATGAACTCCGGCCGCAGGTTCGGCAGAGAATTATCAACGACATCAATGATCTTCTGAAAGGCTGAATCTTATGGCTGTTCCAACGACAATTAAAGTCCAAGGCTCGATGCTCAAAATTACGGTCTCGGCTGCTCTCACTGAGCTGCCGGGCGTGGAAAATCTTGAGATTGATTTGGGCGAAAATTTGACATACGAAAACGGCGACATTTCCAGCAATTATTTAGCAAAGGTGTTCAGCGGATTGCGTGGTGGCGGCAAGATCACGGCTGATCTCATTCGCGACCCTACAAACGCAACGCAAATTGCTTTGCAGATCGCGTTCAACAGCGGGGCGACTTTGGCGTCGTCGGTAATTATCGGGACGGCAGGAACAACTATCGTCCTTTCGCTGCTCCCGACAAAGCTGCCAGCCTCCGGCAAACGCGGCGAAGGCTGGATGGGGAAAGTGGAATTTGAAATCTTGACCAAGACCGATTGGAACGCAGTTTAATTTGTCTCCGTCACGGGAGGCCGGGGAATGCTTTCGGGCATCCCCGGCAGACCGTGGACTGTTCTGTTTAACCCCGTGAAGGATCTGATCACATGAAGGCGCGTATGTTGAACGACGGCGAGGCCGTTAATCCGATTTATCTGGATGCGGAAGTCAAGGGCGACATCGTTCCGACTGTGGTGATCCCTGCCGGCACGGTGATCGACAACCCCGATGCGTGGATGCTTTGCGTCAATGGGATCGCGACGCCGGACGACGATGAGTGCCGCGCGGCAACGATGAAGTTTCTCGGCAGCGACAGGCGGAAAGCTTTGATTGAGTCGATCAAGTCATTGCAGAAGGCGGACGGCGTGCAGCGACTGGACAGCAAAACGAAAAAGTGGCTGGAGTACATGGAAAAGGCATACGCCGTGGAACTGGCTGAGCCTGCTCCGGTAATGTGAGGTCGTAGGATTTGAATTCCCGAAAGGAAAACCCGTGACGAAGTATTTTTCATCTGAGTTATTGGCGGAAGTATCGGCGGAAGACGTTGGAGAATATCCGCTGCCATTTTCTCCGGAGATCGTGGTCAGAGTCCAGTCTGTGCCAATGGCGCGAATGCGGCAGTATCAGGAGGCCGTCAAGAAAGGTGGGGCGGTCGCAGCTGCTGCGGAGAAGGCTCTGATTCGTGACTCAATTATCAATCCGGACAATTCTCCCGTTTACACGAAGGACACGGCTGAGACGATGCTCAAAGGCCGGTCGCGGTTGATCGGTGCTCTGATTCAAATGATTAGCACGCACAACGGCGGCGAAGACCGGGTGGTCGAAGACGCCGAAAAAAAGTCGGAACTGATTCCGTAATTCAATTCATGTTTCGGTTGTGTTTGGCGATCGGCGGCGACAAGTGCATTCATCCGGATGAGCTTGCAGGACATTTGAACAGACGGCAGTTGTGCGAATGGATGGCCTACGCGAAGCTGTTCCCGTTTGGTGGTGATGTGGAAGAATACGGACGGGCGAATCAGACTTTTTGGCTGCGTGCCGCATGGCTCAAAGACGAATGCGAACCGAAGGATTTCATGTCAAAGTGGGACAACGAACCACCAAAGTCCGAAGCGCAATTGATCGCTGACGCGATTCTGGAAAGTCTGTGAATGGCTCTCGAAGACCTTACCTTGAAAATCAACGTCGGAGTTCTGCGTGCAGAGTCCGCGTTGGCTACGCTTGGGAAGGTTAAAGAAGAAGTCGGCAGCGCGACGCATCGAGTCAGCGAGATGGTAAACCGTGTCGGCGTTGCGTCTGCTTCGTTCGCGACGCTTGGAAGTACCCTCAGCGTGGTCGGCGGCAAGCTTGGAACGGTCGGCACCTTTGTGAAGGGTACTGCCGGTGGTTTGTTGCACATGATGCACATGGCACATGCCGCTCATATGGCTGTCGAGTTGCTCGGGACGGCGTTCGCGATGCTGCTCGTTCCTCTGCGGATGATTGGAGCGGCAGTGATGTTCGTGGGCGGTATTTTTCGGTCCGTGTTCGGAGTGCTTTTGATTCCGGTCAAAATGCTCTGGGGTGGTCTGATGATGCTTGCGCGAGTGGTGACGACACTCATGGGCGTCTTCGGGGGTTTAGCCTCCGCGGCGTTCAAAGTGTGGTTCATTTTTAAGGGCTGGATCGGGGCGGTGCGGGTGCTCTGGGATTGGCTGGGAATGCTCCCTCCGAAAATTCGGCTGGTGGTCGGTGGTTTGCTGGTGCTGGGCGCTGCTGGCAAAGCAGGTGCCGCGGTGCTGGGTGTGCTGTCTGGGGCCGCGAGGTTGGCGGCGACGGCGTTTCAATTGCTCAGCCTGCCGGTGCTGGTTATCACAAACCCGATGCGGGCCTTGACGATCGCGGCAAGTCTGCTTGGTCGGGCTCTGGTTTATACGGGATCCATGGCGATGCGTGCGGCGGCATCAATGTGGTCCTTCGCCAGCTCGGTCGGCAGTGCGGTCGGCAGCGTGGTCGGAATGATCGCGGGCAAATTGCTGTCAGCTGCTAAGGCGGGCGTGACTGGCTTTCTGTTGCTCGGAGCTGCGGTATCTGCCTGGGGCATTAAGCTAGCGGCAAAAGCTGAGACCGGTGCCGTTGTCTTTGGCACGATGCTGAAAAACATGGAACAAGGCAAGGCATTGCAGAAGGATCTGGAATCTTGGTCTGGGGCTGCGCTGTTCGATGCGGACGCGGTCCAGTTGTCTGGCGTGCTGCTGTTCAAGGCCGGAGTCGCGGCAAACGACATCAAAGACAAATTGAACCAACTGGGGCAGGTCGCGGCAGCCACCAAAACGCCACTTGACGACTTGGCGCGCATTTATCAGCAGGGCATGAATCAGGGAGCTTTTCAACAGGACAAAATCAACCAGTTGTCAGATCGCGGGATTGCGATTTACGAAGGGCTGGCCCATGCCACCGGCAAGAGCGGGTTGGCGTTGAAGGAAATGATTCGCGACGGCAAGATCGGTCCTGCTGAAATGAATGCGGCGCTGGAGCACCTCACGACGGGGCAGGGAATCTACGCGGGATCCATTCAGAATATCGGGCAGACTACGGAAGGCATGTTTAAGAATCTCAAGAACACCGTGGCACTTGCGGCGCGGGAACTCGGAAGCAACCTCCTTGCCGCGTTTGATTTTAAGGGCATGATGACGAGTGGCTCCGCGATGTTTGTGAATCTGCGGACGGGGATCGCTAACGCGATGCCGTTGTTCCAGGCCTGGGCGATCGGAGTCAAGGCCGCATTCGCTGCCGTCTGGGAAATTGCTACGGTTGTATTTAACGCGATCACAGGTTCTCTCGGATTGACGGCAGGGAACTGGATGACGACGTTCATGGAATTCACAGCCATTGCAACGTGGGCGTTCCAGAACTGGCCAGACATCGCGACGCTCGCGTTTGTTAACGTCGGGCTTTCGCTGGTGCGGTTCGGTGCGGACTTCGCTCATATTTTTACAGGCGTCATGCCTGCTCTGTTCTCGTGGTTTGGCGACAACTGGTCCCAGTTGTTCATGACGGCGGCGTCATTTGTTGGCAGCGTCTTTACGAACATTGGTAAGAATATCATGGCGATCATGACGGCCGTGTGGGACTTTATTGTTAGTGGCGGAACCAAGTCGCTGTCTGTGGCTTGGACTCCGTTGCTTGATGGATTCAAGAACACGGTCGCAGCTCTGCCGGACATCCCACCGCGAGCAATCGGAGAACTAGAAGCGGGACTTGCAGCTGACAGCGCAAGGCTGGGGGAATCACTAGGCACATCGCTGGGCACCGCGATCGATACGAACATGAAACTCTTGTCGGATTTCCAGGCGGCTCAAGCGGTCGCGGTGAATCCGATACTCGGAGAAGGCAACTCGGGCGGCGAAGCCGGCGCAAAGGACACCGTGATCGCCAAGGCCAGTAAAAAGGCCGTGGAAAACAAAGCCGCATTCGTCCGCAGCAGCGAGGGCCAGTCAGTTGTCCAGCAATTCATGAAGGGATTTGCGAAGTCTGACGATCAGAAGAAAGCTGCGAACGCCGCTGTGGCTTCGGCGAAGTCGCTGGCGAACATTGAGCGCGACACAAGACGCGGCAAGCAGCTCGAAGTGCGAGGATTCGCATAATGGGCTCAATTGTTGAATACTCGCGAAGCGTGAGCAAGATCGAAGACAAGCGGGACATCTCTCAAAACAAAATCATTGACACGATTACCGTAAAGACCAGTGACCGATTCAACTGGACGACGCTGCGGAGAATGGCGCCGGTGCCGCAGTGGAATCAGTCTCATCCGGATGAGCCAGGTTTTTATCTGGACTTTATCACGCCTTCACGCGGCGCTGGTGGTCTGGTCTGGACTCTTGAGGCCGAATACGGAATTATGAAAGGGTCACAAGACGACCCGAATCCGTTGCAACGCAAAGCGAAGATCTCCGGGCGGACATCGCTGATTGAGCAGCCGACTTTCTTCGACGCGAAGGGCAGTCCGATCGTCAACACGGCCGGCGAATTTATTCCGGGCGTGATGCAGACATTCGCGATTGTTGAGTATTCGGTCACAAAGAATCTGGCGGCGGATCCGGCGTGGCTGCAGACGCATCTTGGTGCGCTGAATCAGGACGCAATCAAGATCCGGGGTCTTGTCTGGCAACCGAAGACGCTGATGCTTGGCGCGGTGTCCTTCGGCGAATTTATTGAAGAAGAGCGGGCGACCTACAGCGAGTACCAGCTGACAATCATGGCCGATCCGCGAAAATGGACGCACGAGCTATGGAATGTCGGTACTGTGGAGCTGGTGCAGGTGCGGCGTTTAGTCGCGCAGCCCGGCGGCGAGAAAGTTACGTCGAAAATGGTGTGGGTTCAGCAGCCAATCAAGCGCGGCGATCCTCCTGAAAATGTCGAAGAGCCTGTGCCGCTTGACGAAAACGGGCGAGCAATCGGCGATTATTTGGACAGTCCCGGCGACAAGCCGGTAAAGCCAGGCACGCTGAAAAAGCTTTATTTTGACACGCAGAAGATCTTGAACTTTCAAGGAGTTCTGCCCCTCACATGAGCGAAGAACAAGCAATCTACGGACTCACAGACGATCAGCACCGAGAGGTCTCTCAGGTGGTGATTGACTGGCGCACGATTGTGCGGCCGCAGGCTGGCGTACTTGCGGCCAAACGCCGCACGCCAGCAATCACGCGCGTGATGAATGTGGATGATGGCTATCCGGTCTATGACCCTCGGGAATATCGCAAGGTGGCGCTGTTTGTGCCATCGCGAGACACGCAGCAGACAACGCTGCAGATGTTTGGGACGGATCTCGAGGGCGACCTACAGATTACGATTGACGGCACGACCTACACGATTGACTGCCAGTCAACGAGCGCACAAGTGCGAGCTGCGATATCACTGCCGGCAAACGTTTGCCGAATCACCGTTTTTCCCGGCATTTGGGAGTTTGCGTGGGCCGGTGACGCGAAGACGATTACGGCGATCCCGTTCACTGATTTTTATGGCGGACTGGTGATCACAGATGAGTTGTGGCGGTCGCAGACTGCGGACGGCGAAGAGCCGGTGCTTGTCGATTCAATTGACGCTGTCCCATTTATTGAAGGCCAGGTGAAACGCGGCGCGATCAGTCTGGCTTCACCGTGGGGCGATGGAATTTATATGGCGCAGTTTTGGCACTGTCCCGGTTTCAATTTTGCAGCGAGTTCCGTCTAATGTGCGGCTGCCAGACTGAATGCCAAATTATCCGATGTCCGGGTTGTCCCGCGACAGACTGGAGCGCCTTCACGTTTCAATGGACTGCTCCGGCATCGCCGGGATACCTGTTGCCGGCTGGAAGCACGGTCAAGCGATTTTTTCTTGCCAATGATTTGGCGATGACCTACCCTGGGCAATGCAAGTGCCTTTGGATTGTGGACGGAAACGACCAGGGCCAAAACACGGACGGCGTCCTTCAGCCAGTCGATGGGATTTATCCGATCGCATCAATCGGGGCATTGCAGTACAAGCGGGTCGGGACGCTGGCCACTTGGCAGATCACACTTAGCCGATGGTATCATCCGTGGGTCTGGACAATTGCCGACGCGAGATACTACGGCGAGGGCTGGGGCTGGTCGCCGACCTGGGCTGGCGACGAATGCGATCAGGGCTACGGAAATCCGTTTTGGGGCGGGTACGGTGGCTACGGTTACAACGGATGGGGTTGGGGCTACGGTGGGTACGCTGGCTACGGTCTGTACTACGGACAGTATGGATCGGTTTACACGGTGACCTACAGTCCTCCGGAAGGCGTCACAATGGATTGCACGGGGGAAACCGTGCGGTTTTTTCTCGACGATCAGCCGACCAACGTGGACTTCGATGCTGATTCATGGCCCGAATTTATCGATATAGCGAGGGTGCAAAAATGAGCAGCACCAATTTGTTTTCACTGCGGTCTGATGGGCGTGGCATTTCACTGAGATCAAGCGAGCCGTTGACGATCAACGAGCGCTCGGACTGCCTGCAATTTGTGGCGCAGGATCAGGCGGACGTTTCGAGATACGCTTCGGAACCCGACAGGTTTCTTGGAAAGTGCATCGCGATTACGTCCTTGAATCCGAATCGAGAAAAGCAAGAACGGCAACGGGTTTGTGTGCAGTCGTGGCGAGACATTGGGATGCAAGTTATCGCCGTCAATACGGCGGCGGAGCTGGCACGGTTGGACACAGGGTTGTCCAGGCTCGTTCATGGTCACGTTAACGAAAGCACGACGCTGGAATACTCGAAGCCAACGCAACGGATTTCGAGCATTTTGAAAGCGGGCAGGCAGACCGGAATGCCGTTCATGCTGATCAATTCAGACCTCCAAATTAGCGGAGATCCGCAGGTTATTACTGACGCGCTCGCGCATTCGGACAAACTTACAATCGGCGTGCGGTACAACCACGAGCCCGGCCAGTCGATCAATGCTGCTGAGTACGAGCCGTGGGGTTTGGACTGCTTTTTGATGACACCGGAAATGGCGGCGACCGTGCCGAATCTTCCGTTCGGAATTGGGAAGCCGGTTTGGGATTATTGGCTACCACACCACTTCCGCAGTCGCGGCTACAAGTTTCACTGGATCCGCCGACCGTTTTTCTTCCACGAGCGGCATCCGTTGGGCTGGTCAGATTCAGAGTGGAAACTCGGGGCCCGCTGGATGCAGCAATTCTGCGGTGTGCCGTTGGCTCAAAGTTCGGTGGCGTACCGAAACTCGCTTAACTTTCATGAATTCAAACAGAGGGCCGCAAAATGACGACGAAAATCTGGCGAGGTGACGCAACGGCTGTGGCGCAGGTCACGACCGTGGTTCCGGTGGCGGCGGTTTTGGTTGGCGATATTTTTGCCCTCGCGATCAACGGCAAGCGAGTCAGCGTCACAGCGACAGCAGCGAACGCGGCAAACGTCGCGGCGTTGTTTGTCACGGCGATCGGTGCGTCGGATGATCCGGAATGGGCGGAAGTCACGGCGACAGTCAGCACAAACACTTTGATTCTGACAGCGTCTGAAGCTGGCGTTCCGTTTATCGTGACAGCCGATTCCAGCTTGGACGCTTTGCAAGCGGTGTCCGTCACGACGACCACGCAGGGCGTTGCGGCCGTCAACTGCGTGCAGTCGTTTACGATTCCGCTGTCTGCCGCAGGAACGTTCACGATTGTTCTGGGCGATCAGATTACAAGTGCAATTGCGGTTGCTGCCAGCGCGGCGACGGTGCAGACTGCAATTCAGCTGCTGACCACCATCGGGGCCAGCAATGCAACCGTGGCAAAGACTACAGACACCAATGACGACATCTATACGGTTACGTTTGTCGCGGCGTTGGCTGGCACGGTTATAGCGACGCTGATCGTCGATCTCACGAGCACGAAGCCGCTGATTCGGACGATTCAGGCAGGATCGACGACGGGCACTGTACAAAACGAAATCCAGACGGTGCAAACTGGATCCTTAAACACTACTGGCAATTTTACTTTAACGCTTGATGGACAGACTACAGTTTCAACTGGGTACTACACCACCACGGCGGCGCAAATGCAAACAGATATTCAAGCCTTAAGCAACGTCGATTCTGTGACTGTTACAAAGGACGACTTTGTATTTACGATTGAGTTCAAGGATGTTGACGGGTCGGCCAACCAATCATTAATGACTGCATCGGTCTTCAGTTCATCTACGACGGCCGTCTTTAGGCGGACAGTCACGGTCACGCAGCCCGGCGTCACAGCGGTGAACGAAGTGCAAGTCGTCACACTTAACGGCACACCGACGGGCGGGACATTTACGGTCACGTTGGGAGCGAACACAACGTCCGGTCTGGCGTACAATGCCTCTGCCGGGACCGTGCAGACTGCCCTGCAGGGACTGGCGTCGATCGGCGCTAGCAATGCGACCGTCGCGGGCTCGGCGGGTGGTCCATGGACGGTAACGTTTGTGGTCGGTAAAGCGGCGACCGACATGGCCGAAATGACGGGCAACGGTGCGAGTCTCACGGGGGCAAGTTCGAACACGCTGACCGTGGCTGACTCCACAGCCAGTGCAGGCCCGAATCATTGGGACACGGCCGCGAATTGGTCGCCATCAGGTGTGCCGATATCCGGAGATGCTGTGCGCTTTGAGGATGCCGGCGAGGACTGCCTGTACGGTCTTGCTCAATCTACTGTCACTCTGGCGTCTCTCACGATTTCGATGGGCTGGCAAAACAGAAAGCTCGGTCTGCCGCACTTGAATGCCGGCGGCTATCTGGAATACCGCGAGCAGCAGCTGACGATCGGGGCCACCGTGATCACGGTGGGCGTTTACCAGGGCACCGGGCCGAGTCGCGTGTATCTCGACACTGGCACAGCAGCGACTGCGATTGAGATCCGGAACACCGGCAGCAGCGCGGACACTTACCCGGCCGTTGTTTGGATTGGTACACATGCGTCGAATTCGGTTGTAATTCTTGACGGAGAATTTGGTACAGCGCCTTACGCCGACACGTCCGCGACGTTGGACAGCTTAACGATGTACGGTGGCCGTTGTGTGCTCAGAAATGCGGCGATCGCGACGAGTCTGAAGGCAAACAGAAATCCATTGACTGCTTTCGAATCGACGTTAGGCGGAAAAGCAATCGAGGTGTGAAAATGTGGCGGGTGGGGTTTTATACCTCAAAAACGGAGACAGAAGAATGTTGAAAATCATAGCGACGAAAAACGTAAACGGTGCATGGTACTGGCGGATCGTTGGTGGCAACGGCGAGATCATGGCCAACAGCGAAGCGTACTCAAGCAAGGGTGCGTGTACGAAAAGTGCAAAGATTGTTGCGGTGGCTGGTGGGTTCGAGTTTGCGGTTGAAGACTGAAGGCGGAAACAGATGAGCGTTGAAGCACTGATCAGCACACAAGTGATTGACACCACAACCGTCGGTCGCGCATTGATGACCGCTGTCGATGCCTCCGGGGCACGCACCACGCTCGGACTCGGATCACTCGCCACACAATCAGGCACGTTCAGCGGGACAAGCAGCGGCACGAACACTGGCGATCAGACGATCACGCTGACAGGCGATGTCACGGGCACAGGCACAGGATCATTTG